CCGATGATTGCATAGTTAGCCATGTCCTTGAAGGAATCCTCAAGGCTTTCGTGCTTGGGCCCGAGGCCATTGTCTACTAGATTATTAATACGCGCAAACTTATCCCACATACGCACACGCAACCCATTGACGGGGCCACCTGGACTCTTAGAGATATTCGTTGGCCCGTAGTCTTCATGCTTGCTAACAAGCAAACGATACAGTTCATTGAATGTATCTGCTACATTGTCTAAGAACTCAGCATCTGAATCTTCAGTTGAAGAATGAGTTGCTGGTTCTCCATGTGTACTTGCGTCACCATAAAACCTTGATTCACTAGGTGTTGTATAATTTGCCATGCTTCTTCACTCTCCACCTTCGAGTAGTTGCCTGAGCTCTTCATCTATTTCCGCCATGCTGGAACCAACAATCATATCTTCGATGACTTCAACAACTGTCGATGGTTCCATCTCAACAGTAAAGAGTGTCATGTACGTGTCTTGTGCTACATCTTTAATCTTCTCAGGTTCATCAGCATAACGATAGAAGCAACGCAACAACGAACCAATCATCAGGCGGTAGCCATTAGGTAGGATAAGTGCTGGGTCAAAGTCTTCATCTTCTTCGAGCAAATGGTCAGTTGCTTCGAATACATTCTCGAATTGCTCACCACATTCAGGACATGGTTTAATCGGCTTCATTGGTTAGTCCTGCTTTCTCTCTGATATAATCTGCGCCGTGCTTGACGTAGATAGAATTGACATCTTCGCCGTCTGGCATGGAGACGACAGTAACTGGAAGTTCTCGGGCAAGCCCTGCTGCAAATTCTTTTCCAGGTTGGTCGCCATCAGCGAATACAAATACTCTTTCAAAATCTGCGAGCAATCTTGTGTAGTGTTTCTTCCATGAGTTCGAACCTGGAACTCCAATACAAGGGATACCGACGCATCTACTGAGTGTGATTGTATCAAGCTCTCCTTCACATACACCAATCCAATCACCTGCCCTCTCAATATCTAATACGTTATACATCTTGGTATCACTACCTGTCATACCCATATACTTTGGTTCAACTGCTGGGTTCAAACTTCTAAATCTAATATCAACTACACCAGTCTTGGTAACATAAGGTATAGCTAGTCTGCCTTGATAGGCTTCATGCCCTGTCTCAGGCTCCTCGACTACGCCTAATCGCGCCAGCCGTGCTACTTCTATTGGAATGCCCCGACTTGCTAGGTAATCTTCGGCCAGATAAATGCTTTCCTGGTACTTGCGAGTTGCTTGTCCCAGCAAATCCTTCTGCGATTCTTGCTGCCTCACGTATGTTTACTCCTTCCTGTGTAGCTATGATTTGTAAACTGTTGCCTTGCACTCCACATGCAAAGCATATAAATATATTCTTATCTAAGTTAACTGTGCCTGACTGGTGACTGTCACCATGGAACGGACATCTGAGATTAGCTTGTCCATGGTCACGGCGTAGCGTTGCACCATAGTGTTCAAGCACAGCCTTGATTGATGGCAGGTCAGTCACCAAAGATGTCTCCTAATCTAAATACTAAGTATGCATCTGCTATCGCTTTGCCTCTTGCTTTAATGATAACTGCTGCAGTAATTTCTTCTCTCGATAATCCTCTAGCTTCTGCATAATGCGTGGCTTCGAGTTGCGCTTCTTTGCTCCAGCCACTGAGGTCGATTCGATTCGAAGCACCTGGTGCTTTGGCTTCGACAATTCCAATTGAGCCAAGGAAATCCGAAGAGATAACAATATCTCCCTCATCTCTTGCACCTGTTCTTGCAAGTCGTTCAGCATTGTATCCATTAGTGCGGAAGTAGTTTCGTAAGTCTGTTTCAAAAGTTGCACCTCTTTGCTTGTGTGATTTACGTGTCGTCATTTCTTTTGTATCCAATACTGTTCGTTCTGCACCAACAATGTATACTCACCATCGTGGCGAGTTAAGAATAAATCAATACCTAATCTTGGTGCTAACTCAACTGGTAACTCTTCACCCCATAGATAGTCATCGAATGCCATGATACCACCCGACTTAAGCAATGGCCAAGATAGTTCTGCATCCATCAGCACACCTACAGTTGTATGGTCTGCATCTATGTAAATGAAATCATATTCTTTCTCACGCGTACGATAATCCATAAGGTAAGCGGTGGTGTACTTGCGGTGAACTATGATGCCATCTTGATAGTCAGCTGTCTTATCAAGGTAAGTCTTATACACATCCTCAAAGTCCATAACCTCGTGCGCTGGTTCATCACTGCCTTGCCACGTATCTACGTCATCTAATAGAGATGACTGAGAGGTAAGGATATTCTCACACATCCAGATGGTTGCATCTCCTGTGTATACACCAAGCTGCAAAAATCGTAAACGAATCTCACCTGCTAACGGAGTAAGAAACTTCTGGAAGTTAGGCTTAGCAAACTGATTAAACCAATTAGGATACATCATGCGTTCTCTGGAATGTCATCGATGAACATATACTCAGGATTGAATGCAACCCAAGTCATTAATCCACCACCTGCGTCGGCTCTACCATAACGATTCTTGACAGGCGCAACTCCCATACTTGTCCCGACAACTCCAAGCGTACAGATGAGCGCGGGAAGTTGTGCAACCTTTCCTTGGATAGCACTTCTAGGTTGGCACGGAGAGCCTTGGATAGCCTCCGATGTGTGATGTAAGACGACAACTGCTGCATTGGTTGCTCTAGCAAGGTACTTCAACTCCTTCATAATCGCACGCATAGATGCGAACTCTTCACCACCATCGGTGGCTACGTCCATTAGGTTATCTACTACAATAAGAACTGGAGGACAACCCCATAGTTCTTCGAATGCTTGTACTTCTTCATCGATATCTTGTAACGATGGTGCTGATTCAAATGACCAAACAATATGTGAGCCACGTGCAAGCGTAGCCTTAGTCCATCCATGGTCGCTATTCATAAGTGACTCTACGTCACCTTGTGACTTACCTGAAATCATTGAGGCTAATCGCATAGCCATTGTGTGCGCGTTGGTATCTGCTGAGATGTAAAGAGTTGGAACTCTCATCTTCAAAGCTAATGCTAGTGCTAGTGTAGACTTACCTACACCTGGTGCTGCTGCAAACATCGAAACTTCAGAGCGCCGTATGATAATCTTGTTCGACTCAAACGCTTTGAAGCAACTAGGGAGCGGTTCTCCACCGATACTGGCACGGCCAACGCTTCTGACAAGTGTACGCATGGTTCATTCCCTTCTGTAAGGATAGAACGTAGCCACCATTGCGGTGTGTAACGATGGCTACGCTCAATCATATCTTAGTTAACTGGCTTGCATTGGTCAGGTGTGCCCTGTGGTGTCGGACATGCCCAGAAAGCGTACGGCTTCCCACTTGTCTTGCTCACTCCCTGTCGGAAGATTCGCGCCCCATGAATGCACGTCGGGCTCGCTGTTCCTGCTGGTGTTACCGCGGATGGTGGTGCTCCAACGGACGCTGCTGCCTGCTGGATTGGAGCGGAGAATTGCGATGGCGTTGTGCCTGCTGTTGAACCAGTGGTCCCCAAAGGGGCTGCGTTGTATGCACCAACAATCAATCGTTGTACTGATGCAACCTGTGTAGAGTAATCTCCCACACCCTCGAGCAACACACTTAGTTCGTCCGCAGTATTAGCGCGTACGTTAATCATGTCACCTGCTGGTGTCTTATAGGAGACTTGTAGTTTCCAGTCTTCGTTCATCGGTTATCCTATCTTAGTTGAGAACTGACAATGTGCGGTCAGTCCACACTTGTATTGGCAATTGTTTGTGTTCGGCAGGAAGATACCTGCTTTACGTGCTTTGTCAAATCCTGCTACTAAGTACTCCAGCTTCTCCTCTGTGTACTGTTCAAGGCTGACCATCGGTGACACGCCATGCTGACGTGACATGAAGTATGTTCCCCACTTGATATCTATGCCAAAGGTTTTCATCAAACCAATCTTATAGAAACCAAGCTGTAGTGTATTGGAAGGCGTAGCCTGTGATGTCTTTAGGTCAACGATGACTAACTCACCATTAACTTCAAACACTCTATCAAGAATCATCTTGACTGGTACACCAGCAAACTCGGGAATCATTTCGAGTTCGATGGCTGGGACACCTTGCGGTGTCTTCCATATCTTCCAATCGGTATTGGCTTGTCGCCATTCAATGTAAGCCTGCACCCAACGAGGACCAGCTTCGTGCCAGAAAGCTTCGTTCTCTTTATTTGGGTTAGCCTTAGTAGCCCTGCCACCAACACGTGCATTGGTTAGGTCAGTTGTACCAAGTTCTTCGGCCCATGCTTTAGCCCATAGTTCCTGTATCATGCATTCTCCAAATCCCACAGTTCAGTTGCTCGGTGAAATGCCGAGCCACCTACCGACCAAACAGACGGCTCCTCTGGTACCATCAGTAATCTACCAAGGTAGTACTGATAACCACAGTCAACGTAGGTCGAGAATGCTGAGTATGAAACATGCTCGGGTAATTTATATTCTCCAAGTTGTATCATCGTGGGTGTAGTATAGCACAACCTCAGGGTCATGCAGGTAGACTGCTTACCTACAAGGGTAAGAACCCTGTGTATAATTATATATAATAATATATAATAAAGACCCCGAAGGGGTCTTATATATTATAATATATATATTATAGGGGATATAAATGACTGAAGTAATTCTAGGTTCGCTAGCTGCGCTAGCACTTCGTGACATTGTGTACGAGCTAGTTAACCGATACAACCAGTACCAACGCAAGAAGAACATCAGCGTATTCGTTGACTTCCTTGAGGATATCGACGCTGAAGACGATTAAGAAATGACAAAAGGACCCCCTTCCATAGGTTAATACCTACGGTTGGGGGTCTTCTTGTCTCTATGGCCCAGCTAAGGGCCTATATGAGGGGGTTTACTTCTTGCTTCCGATACCAAATTCCTTGGCCTTAGGGTCCAAAGCTTTCAATACTGGTGCGATGAATGCTGAGATGAAAGCATAAACCAAAGCTTTAGGGTCTGTCACACCTGATGCATAGAGAGCTACCACTGCTGGTACTGCTGCACGTGCATATGTTGTTGCGATTGCTGTGATTTTTTCTGTGTTCATTACTTACTCCACTTCGGTCTGCCAAACCCTACAATGTAAGGTGTTAGCTTTCTTTTGTTGTTTTTCTTGTAGGCACGGATACGCTCCGCTACCTCTCCACCATTAGCTTGACTGCCTTTGGCTTTCTTTTCAGGGCTAGTATTTCCTTCTATGGTAGTAACTGTGCCATCAAGGTTATCCTTAACCACGATGCCAACATGTTCTACTGGTGCTCCACCCTCGA